GTTAAGTATTACGACTGCTCAATCCTGGAAGGATACCGCACGCCTGAACGACAAAGAGAACTGGTCGATCAGGGCATGAGCAAGACCCTGGATTCTCGACACGCAAGGAAACCAGCGATGGCTGTAGACGCGATTCCCTATCCGTTCAGGTCCTCAGACTGGACAAACATGAAGCGGTTTTATCACTTTCAGGGGTTCGTCAAAGGGATCTGCTCACAAATGCAAAGGGACGGACGATTAGACGCTTCTTTCGATTTGGTCTGCGGCTTAGACTGGGATGGCGACAATGACCTGGATGACCAGAGCTTTATGGACGGTCCTCATTTTGAGATTAGAGAACTGGCGGAGAAGGGCTAGGGCGCGAAAACGCCTAGCAGCTTGGCTGCTGCGCCACCACTTAGAGCGCCTGAACCGATCACGAAAACCACCACCTTAATCATCGTCTTCTTGAAGTCGTCAGCCATAACCTTTAGGTCCGCCAGGTCTTTTTGAATACTAATGATACTGCTCTCAATAGAGACGACCTTCTTCGTAAGCCCTCCGGCCCCGTCGTCACCATAAATTGACTTTCTTATCTCAGAGATGCGCTCTTCGAACGCCTCCATCTGAGTCTCAATGCGCGTAAGCCCCTGCCCCTGCGCTCCGAACTGTTGCACAGTCGTCGCCATCGTGGTCGTCAGCGTCTCCATCTGGGCCGACAGCTTTCCGATACTTACGGATGTTTCTCGGTCTATTGTCGCCATCGCGGATCCTTGCGAGGCGCTTCAGCTCCTCGGCTACATCGAGCAGGTTCGTCATGGTGACAGCCATTTCGTCTAGTTGTTCGGTGTCCGACCTCCGGCCACAGTAATACAGGTATGTTTCTACACTCATCCATGAGGAATCTTTCTCCACGTATACATGGCTTGCTTCAGTCACCCGCCCCTCATCTAGCCATTTTTTAAGTTGCTCCGGCCCCGCGCAGCCAGTGTTTTCAGCGACTCCGAAGGGAGACAGCATGACTACGTTGATGGGCTGACGGAGTTTCATCTCGTCAACAGTACGCCAAGTATCACGCCCAGGCCAAGACCTGTTAACCCAGTCAGCCCCATGAGCGTTGCGTCGTGTTTCCAGGTGGGCTCTGTCCCAGGCGGAGGCACAACCAGATGATTGATAACAGTCGATGTCCTCACGCGAAGTTTCTCCATGCAACCCTTGAACATCTCACGGCTTTCCCGTGCGCGCCCTTCCCAGGTTACACCAGCGTCATAGAGCTCTGATTCACAGATCGTCATTTCTCTTGGTCCACCACAGGCAGACTGAGCGAGTGCGTTTGCGGGGAGTGCGGCCAGAATTGCTATCGCGAGTGCTGTGTTTTTCACCACGGCTCCTTCGTCCTCGACAAGAAGGACTTGGCGCTGTCTCCGGTCTTTGTCTTCTTTCGTCTCAAGGTAGTACGCCGGATCTGTGCGATCTTTGCTCCTGTCGTCTTGTCGATTATCTTGTCTTTTTTGGCTATCTCTCTGGTCAGCATCTCCGCGTAACGCTTCTGACGATTGTGCTCGGTAATGCGCCCAGTAGAAATGAAGGCCTTCCGCATACCAGCGAAGCCTGCGCCAAGACCAAGCAGGCCAATGATGACGCCCCACCACACCTCAAGCCTCTGTCTTCTCGACGACTTCTTCTTTTTCAACAAGCTCGGTTTCCAGCAAAGCCGGGCGGACTTTGCTGTCAACGTACCCTTGAGTTCCGATATATCCGGCCCCGGCAGCTCCGGTAGTGCCCCCGAGGATTGTGACCATGCTTTGTAATACATCAGGGCTAACCCCCCATATAATGCCTGCTGCGATCAGGCCTGTTGTCATCACTACTAGCATGGCTAGCGCGATGAACTTCTTAGACTTATAGAACGGTTTCTCAAAGGCTTTCATGCCTCGACCCTACCACGAGGGTGGTCAGAGTCAAAAGGCTCTTAGGAGAGGTCCTGGCGCTCTCTTGCTTTCACCAGATCTTCGACATGCTGCTCCCATAGAGCCCCATACCAGTCGTTCATTAGCGAATTAAAGTCTTCTCTCCCGTCAGGCAACGCTTCTGGCTCCTTTTCCTTCTGAAACAAGCTCTTTATCCATTTCCATATCCTTCTGAGTGTTTTCATTCCCGCCTCTCCTTTGGCATCATATCGGGTCCGGCCATGAGGCCGTCGAAGTCTTCAGCGGGCATTGTTGCGGGGGACTCCGCTAGACTTTCATCGAATACGGCCAGCTTGCAGCGGAACACATACGCTTTTGCGTCCTCATCCCACTCGTATACATTTCCATATGCGTGATCTATTCTGAATCTTTCAGTCATTCTTCTTCTCCTCTTTTTGTCACTAATGCCAGTTGGTAAAAAAGTCCTCCAGTGTTTCCCTAGTGTAGACTTTCCCGCCTGTTGTGTAGATAACGACTGCTTGGAATTCTTCTCCAAGGCTCTTCACCTTTTCGGTTTCTATGTGGGTTATTTGTTTTTTGCTTACATAGATTGTCCCTGTTTCGGTGGTGACTTCTGCGAAGTCGTCTGGATAGACTGTGTTCATTTTTTCTCCTTTATCATGCGGTTCAACTGCATGATGGTTAGTCGTCGTTGGTGTTTACGAGCTGTAGCCGAATCATTGATCGACGCCTCAATGTTTCGCTGCTCGTCAAAGCCGTGGGGGTGAGTCGGTGGCAGGTCAGGAATCCTAGGGCGACCCCCACAGATATCGCGCTTTACGTCGCACTTTCCGCAGGGATCGCCACCCGCCGCAGACAGTCCTTGAACAATAGCTCCACCAAGCCGACAGCCGGGGGGGACAATTCCGTCTTGGATAGACTGCTGTAACAGGAGATCGTCCTGATCTGGACTATCTTCATACAGCGGCTTCATTTTCGCTACTCCTTTGCGCTGTAAAGCTAGTAATCCCGGTAGGCCAAGGCCTGCCTTCGCGTAGTCCCGAGGCTTCGTAGTATCGAGCAAGAGTAGCCCAGCTCTTTATTCCCGTCCACTTCATGATCGACAGAGGAGAATGCCCCTCTGAGAACAGCCTCCTGATATACGCAAAACGAATCTCCGAAGGACCAAAGGTCGGCAGCTTCTCCTTCTTGTTGGCTTCATCTATCTGGCTCTTCCATCGATTACTGTAGCCATTCTTTAGGGTGTGGTGAACGAGATCATAGAGGGAATACAAGATCTCTTCGTCTGGAATAGGTGCCTTATGTCTAATCGTGCGGCCCCGCTTTATCCGCAAGAGCATGTTGTTCCCATCAATGTCGGTTTCCTTTATATGCCGTAAGTCAGCCGCTCTAATCCCACATCCCCACAAAACTAGCAGGCACGACCTTGAGTAGTCGTCAAGATGAGGCAGCAGTGTCGATACTGTCTGGGTAGATATCTCCACAGCTACAAGATCATTGAGTCCCGGCTCCTCCGTTATGACTCTCTTCGCAGGACTTTTGTTTACATAGCCCTGCTCTTGAGCCCACCTCCAAAAAGCTTTCATCGTGTTGGTGCGCTTCGTTCTACTCGAGATGCTTTTGTGCTCTCCAAACTGCACGAAGGAATAACAGTCTCTTAGCGTGTAATCTTTCGGCCATTCTTTGCTAACGAACAGATCCATCATACCAAGACTCAAGGCGATCTCTCTGTGATAGGCCTTGCTTATGGGCTTGTCTCTTCGTCTTTTGAGATACTTCTGAATAAGCTCTTTTGTTGTTGGCTTCATTCTTTGATCCCCATTTGAACGACGCCTGGGATCAGATTGAGCACCTCTCCGTTCTCTTTCTCTACAGTGTAGGAGTCAGGACATCCCGCGATGATAGCCTGAGAAAGCACGCCCTCTTTTATTAGCTTCTGTATTGCTTCGATGAAAGGCCCTCTTCGATCCTTGCTGATTGCTTCAAAACGATCAAGCGGAAGTGGTAACCATTTAGCGTCTGCATTCCGAGCAAGCCCAGCAACGATGCCGGGTATCAGACTGAGTGTTTCTCCATCAGACAGACCGGCGACATCAACATTTCCGACAATGATACGACATTGGCCGTTGCTAAGATCGATATGGCAATCTTTGCCTACCACTGAGGCAATCGCCTCTTCAAAGGGCCTCTTGGCCTCCATAAGCAAGTGCTCCTCAGAGGACTGCATTCTCTTTCTTACGTCCTTGTATTCTCGGATCTCCCTCTCTGCCATGTCGGCCTGCTCTTTGAGTTCGACTCTTTGTTCTTTTATCTCATGTTGAGCTCCGATCACTTTGTACTCTTCTGCAAGGGCTGTGTACTGAGTGTTTATTTCATCTAATGAAGGAGCATCTTCTTCCATCTCTTCTAATGTTGCTTTCTTTGTTTCAATGTCTATCTCTACATCAGCCAGGGAATCCTTAAGAGCGCTTTGTCTCCCTTCTAGATACTTAAGCTCTTCTTTCGCCCCATGGATTTGAATGATCTTTGTTCTCTTCTCCGCCATAGCAGCCAGTTCCGCTTCAACCTCCTTCTCTGGCCGATAACGAACAAACTCAGGCTCCTCGTCTAGTTGACGATTGCACGAGCGCACCTCCGCTTGAGACTCGCGTATACGATCATCACTCTCCTTGATAACGCTGTGTATCCATGTCTCTGCTGTTATCTCTAACGAAGTAGGATCGGCCCAGTGAGGAAGCGTCTTTCCAATGATGTTCTTTATCTGAGGGAGAACATCTCGAACAGGCCGAGAGCTGATGCTTGCGAGCAACTTGCCCCGCATCTTTTTGGAGCTCAAATCAAAAAATGCTTCCGGGTTCCAGATCTCAGGCAACGTACCAAAGTAAAGATTGAGCAATCCCTGCTGCTCTTTCACCCCAGTGCAGCTGGATTCAATGTTCTGAGACAAGGCCTCCTTGACGCTGCTTCCAGACTTAGTCCAGCTTCGTTCAACTATGATCAGCTTCTCTCCGGTAGACCATGTCCCCCAGATCTGGATCTTCCCATTGGATGACATCGCAATAATGTCTTTCCCCGTAGAGGCATGACCGATAGATCTTGGTGCTCGCCCCTTCAAGAGCAGATGAATTGCCTGAAGAATCGTTGTCTTTCCTGAGCCATTGGCTCCGAAGAAACACGTAATCTCCTTGTTGAAAGCAAAACTTCCGTTACCATTTTTCAGGCCTTCTATTTTTAGATCAGTAAGATACATCATCTTTCTCCTCAATCATTTCTCTCATTTCTGTAGGCAGCGCGATGCTTGACATCTCAGCAGTGATTTCTGTCATCAATTGACCACGCTGTTCTGCGCTTATGCCTGCTAGCGTTGCGTCTGTTCCAAACTTGCTTTTCATCTTTTCGAGGACCTCGTCTTTGCTGCACCGGACCTTCCATAGCTTGCTGTTTTCTTTTAGTTTTTTCCAGAACTGCGCTGGTGAGAGTTTTATGATATTACTGTTCTCGTCGTGGGTTGCTTCCTTGCTTGCCCCGTCCGGTTTGCTGGGTTCAGCTTCCCTCGACACCACATCAAAGATCTCACCTGTCTCTTCATCGTACATTACAGGAGCAGGAGCGTCCGCTAGCACAGGCTCAGAAGCCTCCACCTCTGACGGGATAAACTCATTGACCGGCAACCTGGTTCGTATCAGTCGCTTTAGAGCAGATCTACAGACCATCCGATCAGGGTGATCCCTCCAAGCCTTGCTGTTGCCCCTAACACCATCGCGGATGCGCTCCCAGTCCCTTCGGCGAAGCACCTCATAGATCTTTGTCCCGTCCTTCATCACGATCCAGGCATACGCAGTGATTAGCTCGGCGTCTGCTGCGATCTCCACATCAGGCACATGCAAGACCTCTCGATCTTCTCCCGGTTGCCATACAAACTCTTCTCCGCGATATACAGGGATCGCATTGACGTTCCTTACAAGCCCCGTTCGGTAAGCTAACTTAATCCAGCCATTCCTCCCAATCTGGAAAGTACAAGTCTTGCCATAAGGGATAAAATAAGCCTCACCCAAAGGAGTGTTAGGCTCCAGCCCCAAAGCAGCAGATTGCAAAGCAGCTTGATAAATACTCGGCTGGCTACACGAAGCCAGCGATGGGTTATCAGACAAGGCATTCAGCACAAGTCTCCGGAAATACTCCGGTGTCATCACATCTCTAAGTGCGGCTTCAAACTCCTCGTTCCGCGTCTTGAAGAGCTGATCTATATATTGTAGACCTCGGTTCTTGTTCTTATCTTGAGCAGTTAATGCCCAGTCTGGGTTTTGTTCAGTCATGGTTATGACAATCCTCCGGTTTACAACTGAATGTCAAGCACTCAGTTGACAGTTATTGGTTATTATGCGTCAATCTCTTTATGGCAAAGAAGAAGAACGCATTCCGCAAATGGCTCGACAAGAGCCCAAGAGGCACGATGTCTTCGCTCGCAACCTCGATGAGTGTTTCTAGGCAATACATATACAAAATAGCTGAAGGCAATCAGATACTAAGCCACAAAAAAGCAAAGGAACTTTCAAAGTTAACAGGGCTCAAACTCAAAGAAATATCTCACTACAAAGTAACGGTGCATGTTGCTTGATCTCACTTTCATATTAGACGCAGAGCCTCTTGGTAAAGGCCGTCCTCGCGTTAGCTGTAGAAACGGCAGACCTTCTGTTTATACGCCTGCTAAAACAAGATTTCATGAGCAACGAATACATAGAGCAGCACAGCGAGCCGGGGTTCCTCAGATTCCCGGTCCCGTCAGAGTAGACATAGCTGCGATCTCCAAGAGACCTAAAAGACTAAAACGAAAGAAAGATGAATCATCTTTATTATTTAGAACGACTAAGCCAGATGCCGACAATGTTCGGAAAGCCGTCCTTGACGGACTGAGTAAGTTCTTTGACGACAAACAAGTTGTATCAGGGGACACTTTGAGTCTTTATGCAGAGAAGGATTCCGAGCGGGGCCGCATTATTGTCCGCATCTCCACCGATGTAGGCGACCCCGCTCAACTCCTTAGCCAGCTCTTCCCGGAGAAAAGCTCCGAATATCTGAAAACTGAGTCCTCGAGTCCCTGAAGCCCACCTTGGCGGTGCCTATCGGACCCTGTCTCTGCTTCGCAACGATGAGTTCGGCTATCCCTTTGTCGGGTGTGTCTTTGTTGTAGTATTCCTCTCTATACACAAACATTACCACGTCTGCGTCTTGTTCTAGGCCTCCGCTCTCTCGAAGATCACCTAAGTGCGGCCTCTTGTTCGGTCTGTTCTCTAGTCCTCTATTGAGCTGAGACAGTGCTATAACTGTCGCATCTAGCTCTTTAGCGAGTGCTTTGAGTCCTGCGCTAATCATGGCCACTTCGCGTTCTCTTCTCTCTGCGCCTGGCACCGTCACCAGTTGCAAATAATCAACAACAATCAATCTCACAGGTTTTACTGCCGCCTGCTCTCGAGCGATCGTCCTGAGCTGCGACAACGTCAGGTCTGACTCATCCACCACTGCAAAGGGTAAGTCTGTGCAATCATTTGTCGTCCTAGCCATAGCTGGCCAGTCATTGATCTCACACCCTGCTGTTCTCATGTTCTGCAAGCTCACCCGTGCCTCTGTGCTCAACACACGCATCGCGAGCTGTCTTGCGTCCATCTCCAGGCTAAACATCAGCACGCCTTCGTTCTGACGTGCTGCTTTGACAGCAAACGACGTAGCCAGGGCCGTCTTCCCCATGGCTGGTCGTCCTGCCAAGATCACGAGCTCACGGGGGTGAAATCCAGCAAGAAGATCATCTAATTCACGAAACCCAGTGCTGACTCCAGTAATACGAGATCCTGCATCTTGGATCGCCTGAATATGAGCATACGCTTCCTGCATGGCCTGGCCGAGACTGATCACAGTGCTTGGAGCCGCTCGCCTTGCGACCTTCCCCAGTTCCCGCTGTGCTTTTTCCACAGCATCAGACGCATCTCCTTCCGAAGCTAGTTCGCTAATCCTTGCCCCTACCCTCCCGAGCTTATGCCTAATAGATGTCTCTTTGACCGCTTCAGCGTAATGAACAACGTTAGCCGCCGATGGGACAATCTCCAAAAGCTCTACGATCTTCTGGCGACCGCCGATCTTTTCAATGTTGCCACTCGACTCAAGGCTGCTCAAAAGAGTGAGAGTATCGATCGCAATCTGCTTGCTATGCATCTGGGACATTGTCTCCCAGATAATGCGGTTCGGTCTGTTCAGGAAATCATCAGCGTCAACAACCGTTGCAGCCGAAACTATCGCCTTGTTTTCAATCAGGACAGAACCTAAAACCGCCATCTCTGAGCTAAGCTCACTATACATATCGACCTCCTCAATCGTGATTGTGCATTAACCATTCTTCTGTCTCTTTCTTCTCATTGTCGAACTTGATGTCTGTTTCCGCCTCCACATAGATCTCTTCTAGATCAGACATGTCAAAATACATAATCTGAATCCAAAGCTCAAACTGCTCCCATCGCTGTTCCAGCCATTCTCTATCGTATCCGACAGAGGTAAGGATGCCTTCAATCACCGGCCAATCTAGGTTGTCGATGATGTATTCAATGCCATCCATGAGGCTGAACGTGCGACCTCCGGTTTCTTCGCACCAGGTAAGGGACTCAGACATTCCTTCTTCTGCTCGATCCACAATGTCAGTTAAGAGCCAAGGACGACAAAGCCTCAAAGAGCCGCTTTCCTGTTTCGAGCATTCTGTAGTCGCAGACTTTAGCTCAAACCTATCAAGCTCACAGTTAGAGTCGGTAAACCCAAACACCTTGAACTCTTTATGGATGTTGTCCCTGATCTTCAGGTCTTTGACATGCTTTCCAGCAATCTGTTTATACCTCCTCACTCACTCATCCTCCCACTAAGCACTTCCCGCGCTTCTTCTGCTGATTCCGTAAAGTCTTTGTCCTTCCCGTGCTCTTTTAGCACTTCAGTGATATCAATAAGCACGCGAGCCATCACTTCTAAAACATCACCAGTATCAAGCTCACCCTCTTCGGCAGAGACATCTTGAAGCTGTTTAATCTCAGTAAGAATCTCCTTCAAGAGACCGCTCATCACGATTCTGGCCATAATAAGCTTTTCTCTTTCTGTTCTAGGAAACGTCATCTTCTTCTTCCCCCAAAAGGCCAAAGCCTCGGCTAATATCATCTACATCCATTGCTTCTTCTAGTCCTCGTACATACTCTTGCAGGACCTCAATATCCTCCGGCAATCTTTCTTCTTCCACTTCTTCTCCATTCTTGATTAATGGAGCCGATTCTGTTCTATTAACAGCGCACAACCGCTGTTGACCTCCTCGTCGGCTCGGTATTGTTCTTTCTGTTCGGGGTGGTAACTGGCTTGTGACGGGCTGTTACCACCCCTTTTTTTCAACCACATCGTGTATCTGAGGACAGACACTATCGATGTAAAACTGCTTTACGACAAAACCTCCTTCGTGACGCACCTGGACGTACACAGTCTTTCCTTTGACCTCGACAACAATGCCTTCGAAAGCTGCCCAGCTAGGGACAGACACGCGATCACCCTTCTTCAGCTTTATCTTTGTACTCATCAATCATCCTTTTTGCTTCTTTGATCGTTTGCTTCGCCTCCGCAAGATAGACAAAATCACCGTCTTTACTCGTTGTGTAATTATCAAAGTCTTCAAGGGCTTCTTCAAGTTTTGCTAATATATCAGCAGCAAACTTGTTCGCTATGTCAGCGCAAAGATTCCATGTGCTGTGCATAATATAATGATGAGAAACTCCACCGCGCTGAGTTGTTGTACTATATTGCTGCGGTAGTCTTGATAACAACTCAGACTCATCTTCCGGCGTTGTTACTAGGTGATTCTTCTTTAATATCTGCACTTCTTTTGTTCCCATTTCTCTCCTCCTCTATAAATTGAACGTATTCTGGGTGCGCTATGTAGAGCAGAATTCTATTGAACGCATGATAAGACGGATGATCAGCTGCCAGGTGCTTCATCCCTCGATAACAAAATGTCTGTATGTCGTTGACGATCTCTTTAGACAATAGATCTGCATTATGACGAGCCCGTATCTTGTCCGTCATAATGTATCTATGATGTTGCCTAATGATCTTAAACAGTGACTTTCTAGCCATGTTGACCTCCTCTAAAAAAGGGAGCTACTGGGCTTCTGTGGACCCAGCAACTCCCCGCAACCTTGATTGCTAGTTTACAGTAATGATCGGAGCTCTATCCTTCAAGATATTGTCGATCTCACTCGTGAAGAACTGATGGAGCTTTGCTTGACGGTCAATTCGATTGCCCGCCTCTCCCTTCTTTGCTCCTTCGGTGAAGCAATTATACAAGGAAAACATATCCCCTTTAGCAAAATCCACATAACGCGGATTACGCCAATCTTCTCGAGCTATGTTCGCAGCAGTTGAAGTCAAGACCCCACCATACTGAGCTAAACCGATAAGCTCTGCACCACGACGCTCTTTGACCTCATGCTCCTTGAAGGCAGAGAGATCTATCATCATCTCTTCATACTGCACTTCTGCAAGACATAACGCTGAACGGATCTTCTCACGAATATCCTGCAATACGTTCGTTGTGTGCTTCCGCACCCACGAAATAGCATCTCCGCTATAACAAAGGTTGTCGCAAATAAAGATCTGCGCACCACTCACAAGCCTCAAGCTCATGGACTTGTCATAACTGTTGCCAAACCCAAAGTTCAACATCGTGTCTTTTTCTTCAGTCTCAAATGACATTGTCCCGAACATCCGAGATCCTGTCGTATTCATGCTGAACTGTGTTTTTACTGGCTCTTTGCCAAGCCACTTGCCTGCGCCTTCATAAATAAGGTCAAGCAACATTCCATTCGGAACGGGTTTATAACTCCGTGATTCTGCCGGTAAAAGCGCAAGATCTCTCACTTGCTCCTCATGCACTAGGTTTGTCCCAGCGTGCATAAATGTTACACCATTAGCCATTTTCTATTCTCCTCTTTTGTATGTTCAATCCACTAAAAGCGGATCAAATTGTGCGTTCACCATTGGGGCTCGGGCCTTGGCGAGCCCGGTGAAGACGCACAATTTGAGTCCGCGGTTCTCTGCTATCTAAAACGGAGGCATGTCATCGCCGCCTTGATCGCGACGATTGTTATTTTGCCATTCGTTCTTCTTCTTGTGCTGGCCTGTTCCTTTGCGGCTTTCGTCGGTTGAAACAAATGTTACACGATCAGCAATCACCTCTGCGGTCTTGCGGGCCGTTCCATTGTCATCTTCCCATTCTCTGTACTGCATCCGACCCTCTATATGGACTGTGCGTCCTTTTTTCAGATAGGTATTACAGTTCTCTGCCGAGCTTCCCCACACTACTATGCGGTGCCACTCAGTACGCTCAACCCACTCGCCTTTGGAGTCTTTCCATTTCGAGTTCGTTGCTACCCTCATATTGCAGACGGGGTTACCGCCCTTGGTGTATCTCATTTCAGGATCACCCCCGAGATTACCTAACAACATGATCTTGTTCACACTACTGCTCATTCTTTCTCCTTTCGTATAACTTCTTTACGAAGCCTCAATGTTTTATTGCAATTCACAATACCTCTTTTAGCTCCACCTCCTCTGGTTTGTCAACCACGCAAGTTACGAATATAACTTTATTGCATACCTCGCAAGGCTCTCAATGCTTTCAATGAACTCGAGTGTATGCTCCATCCACTCGGCTGTGCTTTCTTGCGTATGCCTGAAGAGATAAGAAGAAGGATCTGCGTTGTCGAGCTTCTCTATCTGACCAAGAAACTCTCCCCTGGCCTTTCTGGCCTTTTCCTGTATATG